GATTGGTCGTCGGCCGAAACATCTCTCTCAATGTTAAAGAATGTCATGGCATCATCAGCGGCGTTTGCTATTGTTAAAGCACCACTTACGGCAGTGACATCTACATCATTAGATGTGCCACTGTGTGCTTTTGCTGTAGGAGCAACTGCTGTACCAAAAGCAGTGTCAATAACACCATTGTCAACAGTAGAACCCCCTGCCAATGACCATGAAACTGTTCCTGTATTTGTTCCTGTTACCGTAAAGAAGGCTCTAAAGGTGACCGTGCCAGCATTCCATGACTTTGGAAAAGCCACCGTGAACTGTGCATTTTCATCACTACTAGGATCAAAGTCTAAACACTTTAATTCTGGACGGCCAGCGGTTCCCTCTACTTGAGCGAGTGCAGCGCAGCCGCCAGTCGTTGTTGGATACATTGCAGCGGCGGGAACATATATTGTTTCTAAACCAGCAGTTTTTATAACCGCACTAGCTACAGTTGCACCAGCAGTATCAAGATCAACTGTACCGTCAGCCGCAATTGCAATCGCACCAGCGGTTGTTGCAGTACCAATCGTACAAGCATCTTTGAGTAATAGGTCATCAACCAGTGTTACAATACCAGTGGCTGCAATTGTGATAGCAGATGTTGAAGAAGCAACACCTATAGTGCCGCCGTCTTTAATTAGAATATCATCAGCAAAGGTTACGATACCACTATCTGCTAAAGTCATTACAGCGGCGACAGTTGCATTACCTATAGTCCCACCATCCTTGATTAAGATATCATCAGCAAAAGTAACAATGCCTGTGGATGCTAAAGTCATTACAGCAGCGACAGATGCGTTACCTATGGTCCCAGCATCCTTAATTAGAATATCGTCAGCGAAAGTAACAATACCAGTAGATGCTAAAGTCATTACAGCAGCGACAGATGCATTGCCTATCGTACCGGCGTCTTTGATTAAAATATCGTCAGCAAAAGTCACAATACCAGTGGATGCTAAAGTCATCACCGCAGCAACAGATGCGTTACCTATAGTTCCAGCGTCCTTAATTAGAATATCATCTACGAATGTTACTATACCTGTTGAAGCAATAGTAATAGCAGAGGTGGAAGATGTAACACCAATTGTGGCGGCATCTTTTAAAATTAAATCATCCACCAAAGTGACAATACCTGTGGATGCGATAGTAATAGCAGATGCCGACGATGCAACACCAATCGTACCACCATCCTTAATTAGAATATCATCTACAAATGTTACGATACCTGTTGAAGCAATCTGCATCGCAGCGGTTGAAGATGCAGAACCAATATTACCGTTATCTGGAACAATCACACCACCATCAGCTGAAAGTGTGATAGTGGTTGCAGAGATTGCACCATTGAATATTGCCTTACCCGCAGCACTCATATCAAGTGTGAGTGCTGTTATATCAGAAGCATCATCAGTGCCCTTAAAGATAATATCTGCATCGCCTGCTTGAGCGTCTATCGTAATGTCTCCAGAACTTGTTGCGATACTAACGGCAGCATCACCAGTGGTAATATTATCAGCAGCGACATTTGAGCCCGAACTAACAGTATTGTCCAAGGTGACAACATCTGAATTCAGAAGATTATACTGAACTCTGAGAGTTTCTAGTGTGTCTGTAGTATTTACTGTTGTTGATGTTACAGCCATTTTTCCCTACCTTTTCAATATTTATAAAGGATTTCCTCGACAAATTTACTTTTCTGTTTTTCACGCAACTTTGCTCTTTTCTCTCTTTGAGCTTCAAGTCTTTCACGATGTTGTCTATATGATTTAGTTCTGCCGTCAAATAATACCTTTTTCTTTTTCTTCTTTTTTCTAACGATAGGTTCATCAACCATCCCTGGCGGTGCGTTTGCCACAGAAGTTGTTGGCGCATCTTCATCAATTTCTTGACCAGTGCGAACATCTACCTCTTTCCAAAATTTCATTGGTTCAAATCCTCCAGCCCTACATATATTTCTTCTTTTGTTTTGAGATGTACAACAGGAAATATATCCACACCCAATATGGAATCAATCGGTGCCTCATCCTTGTAAGCAATAACTTTATCACCTTTCTTTGCAGCCAACTCCTCTTCCTCTTTACTCAATATATCATTTGCTAATGTGTATTCACCTTTAGGAAGAACTTCACCAAATCCTATAACTTCCTCTGATATGGAATCATCTATTTCATATCCCTGCTCTTTCAAATATTTCATAAATTCCTTTTCAAAAACATCTGGATCATCCACTGACTCTTTGAAAGTATCTTTGAGAAGGAATAACGCAGCAGCATAACTTCCCAACTTAGTTCTAAGTCCAGGCACCTTTCCGAATATTTTTTTGATGTTGAATACAAGTTTATGAAGAACAGTGTATGCGCTCTTCTCTTCTGTTGTGCGAAGTGTGGTTGGTTTATTTGTGCCTGGCTCTAACTCTCGTTTTCCATTCTCATCTATAATTCCAAGTTTGAACGCATCAGTATTCTTAAATGGAGTAACCAACAATTTTATAAACCTATATGTTACAAATAAATCTATCGCTCTGCCCATTACAGTTTCCTTAATGTATCTAAAGTATATTTATCTTCCTCAATCCTAGACAACTCATCTTCTCTTATCATATTTAAATACAATAAAAAAGACTTGAGTGTACCAAAATACTCTTGCTGTATTTTATACAAGAGTAAAGTCACGCAAGCCTCTGGCCCAAACAGATTTCTTAATATGATGATATGATTGAGTATCAATCTTTCTTTGAGTATATTTGTCTCTTTATACTTTCTCAAAAGACGCTTAATATATTTAAACCTCTTCATATCATCATAAAATTCTTTTTCACCTTCGCAATGAGGATTATCATAATGCCTAATTGCGAACATAGTGATATTTTCACTAGTTATCTTTTTATACATTACATAATTTTAGCACGCAACTTACATTGATTAGTATCAGTCATCTCATAAGTCAGATTTAACGAAAGGCCACCTTCTCTTTGATGGGAAATACCATCATCATTCATAAATTCAGTATGTGGTGTATCAAGGTCTTTACCAAAACGACCACCAAACAAAGTAAGAGGCAAGTTAACACTACCACTTTCTTCTGTCATTGGAGGAACTTGGTCAAATGTCAATCCAAGTTTCATAAGAGAGTTTCTAATATGTCCAATTGCATATCCACTATCTTGTTGGCTCCCCTCTAAAATTTTTCCTACCATCGCATTGATTTTTTGGATGATAGCTTCACTAAAAAATCCATTAGATGGATTTTCTACATGACCAAAGGGTTCAGTATTTACGCTAAACGCATCCCCTTCATTGATATATTTTGCAAATGACTTCATCTTCCTCTCCATCTTATGATAGATTGTTTAGTTAAAAGTAGTGGGGGGTAATTAAACCCCCCACCAAAGTATAGTTAAGCAACAGCAACACCTGTACCGGCATCGGCTGCCCGAGTTCCACCACCACCCGTTGATACAAGTGCCCAAGAAGCACCTGTCCAACGTAATAGAGCGTTATCGCCAACAGCAGCTATATCAGCAACTGCATATGCACCCAAAGTATCAGCAGGAGTGACTTCATTAGTATTTGTTCCCGAAGCTTTGGCAACAAAAATCTCTTGACCAATCACTGTTCCGTCAGCAAGTGTAAGCGCACCTGTGCCAGTACTTGTAACCAAGTGAGTACGAGTTCCAAGAGCAAGAGCAACTGCTGTACTAGCAACCTGCACTTGAGCACTAGAACTAGGAACTGTTCCACCAAAGACTGTACTAAAAGTAATCTTTTTGTTAACTGGTGTTCCAGCAGGACCATCTACAACATGCAACAAGTCTGTTACATCTGGTGCAGCGGTCAGTTCTGTAAGTGCTGTAATTTTCTTATCAGCCATTTAATTTCTCCTTTAAAAGTTAAATGATATTACGCAACCGCAACACCTGTACCAGCTTGAACCGCACGAGTTCCGCCACCACTTGTGGAAACGAGTGCCCAAGAAGCACCTGTCCAACGCAACAAGGCATTATCACCAACAGCAGCAATATCAGCAACCGCATAGGCACCTAATGTGTCAGCAGGAGTGACTTCATTGGTGTCTGTTCCAGAAGCCTTTGCAACAAAGATTTCTTGACCAATGACAGTACCATCAGCAAGTGTAAGAGCACCTGTCTGTGTGCTTGTAACCAAGTGAGTACGAGTGCCAAGAGCAAGAGCAACCGCCGTGGCGCCAACTTGTACTTGAGCACTGGAACTAGGAACATTTCCACTGAAAAGTGTACTGAATGTTAGTTTTTTGTTAACAGGCGTTCCAGCTGGACCGTCGATAACATGCAACAAATCTGTTACATCGGGAGCCGCTGTAAGCTCCGTGAGTGCTGTAATTTTCTTATCAGCCATTTATTTTCTCCTAATAACCCCCATGCTTAATTGCACTTTGGGGGGAATGTTACTGAAGGTATGAACGCATCATCCTTCATCACTTTCTTCATCATCTAACTTTTTGAGAAAATCATCGCATTGTTGAATTGCACCAGCAAGTGCGTTTTGCAATGCGACATTTTCTAATTTTGCTTTTTCAATTTCTTGTTGTTTAATCTTTGTGCTTTCTAAATCTCCTACCAAAGCCTCTTTTCTTTCCAAAATGGATTCTGCATTAATACTCATAATTCACCTCATAATATTGTTTGTTGTATGGTTATTTAGGACACCGTGAAAGAAGCATTTTCATCAAGTTGAAGCAAGAACTCAGCCTTATCTCCATCTTCCAATGCAAAGTTTCCGAAACCAGACGGGCCCTCATCGGAACCACCATCGTCAAGCCTCAACCCTTCGTCCCGTGTTTCACTTAAAATTATATCGCTGTATTTCATAATTCTGCCGGTATTTTCTGTGAAAGAATCATTAGATAGAATACCCAAAGTATTGTTGGTTACGGCAGATGTTTGCGTATCGACTGAAGCAGCAAGTTCAAAAGCAACAATTCCAGCATCTAGATTAGATACGCTTCTACGGAAAGTCAATGTTTCAAAATCTGAACCCAGAGCGGTTGCTTGTTTCAATACAATATTCACATCACCAACCACAGCGACTGGCTCATTGAAATACGCATATACAACAATGTCACCAAGAGTAGAGGAAGCAACACCTGTGAAAGTGTCTCCATCTGGATAGAACTTTGTCTTATCTGTGAGATTACCAATCGTACACATAATTACTGTTGGGTCACCCACACCACTTTCCCGCAGACTTCTGCTACAGACAAGAATTTCTGGGTCAGCATCTGCATTATCATTTCCCTGTGATGCTGTACCGGCTGCCATTACCCAACCAGTATCAGTGGCGACACAAAGACCTCTAGCATAGTCGCTGCCTCCTCCAGAACCTGTTGGTAAGAATTTGGGTGCGTTTTCTGCATCACCATCTTGATATCTCAAAAAATGTTCAGCAGCAGACGCAACACCAGCACCATCTCCGTTAAAAATTATTTTGTCACCGGCATTTGCACCAGCACCATCTGTTCCGCCGTCTTCCATTATAATGAAACCGGCATTTCTTCTACTCCAAAGCGACATTTTGCTCTCCTATTCTTATCGAATATGTTTTTATTATATTTATACTATTTAAACCCTAGACGCTTCAATTCACCAATAGTTTTTGCAACATCGGTATGACGAATACCAATACCACCTTTGTTTTCCCACTCTCTTATATTCTTCATATAATCGTCTATCAAAATATTCGGTTTACCGTCTGTTTTAGCATATAGTTTTTTATCTGCTCGTTTGACCAGATTGATATTGCGTGTTGGGACACCTGTATGCCTGGCTAACCATGTCATTTTACCATTCTTAGAACTTGGATCACGACCAGAATACGCTGACAAGATGTAAGGATTATACCGAGAAATAAACACATAAAGTCTTTTACCCCCTGGCATCCATTCAAGATTTGCCCAGAAACCTTTTGTCTGGTTAATCTTGTTCCACCGTTCATTCTTATCAGCAGTTGCAAAATCACCACCAACGGCTTCATCTGCACCTTTCATAAAATTACATAAAACTCCGTCCATATCACAATAGATATTTGGTAAGTCTCCTTTTGAGACTTCTGTCATTTGCAAAAGTGTTTTCATAAGTATACTCTATCAGATATCTATCCTATTTGTCAGCCTTTTATTTCTGGATTTAATGTAACAACAGACATATCATCACCCGTCATTGTCTTGCCAGGTTTTGCCTTAACTGAACGAGCCTTTTTCATCTCAATATTTTCACGGTCAGAAGCTTCCCAAACCTTCTGCACTGCATCTTTCATGCTTTGCATTTTCAACTCATACTGTTTTTGAAGTGCCTCACCAATCTTCTCTTTATCTTTTTCAGATGGGTCTTCTTTGCCTGTCTTTTTCTCAGAACCTGATTTATAGTTCTTATCAACATAGTCAAAGAATTTCTTCTTCTCTTCATCTGACTTCAAATCAGCAGGAGAGTTGATTTTGAATTTCTTCATGGCTGCACTGAAGAACTTTTCATATTCTTCTTTTTTGCCTTCATCAAGACCAAACTCTTCCTCAAACTCTTCATAAGATGCATTGACTTTGGACATGGCAAATTTCATGAGTTTCACAATGTCTGCCTTCTTACCATTCTTCATCATATTTTCAAAGGTCTTTTTATTCTTGTCATTGATCTTATCATAGATTTGCATAATGGCAGAAGCACTAAAACTGTCCACTCCAATTTTACCGTCTTTCATTTTCAATGTCTGCTTTGCACCACCAGCTGCCTTACGCATCAGATCAAGATTGTCCTCATTAAGTTCAGCCTCTTCTTTCTTTTTCTTTTTTCCACCATTACCATCATGATTGTGGTGAGATTCTGACTTTGTGATTTTAAGTTCATTAATTGAAACACCCTTTTCAACACCATGCTCAAACATTACATCATACCACGCAATGTCACCACCAGAATTAGGAATGGCATGCATACCATGAACAGGTTGGCCTTCACCCCAATCTTCATGAACAACATTCTTTGCACATAGGTGTTGAGAGTTTGCAGCATTAGGTGAGGACTCTAATCCTTCTTCTTTTGGTTGCTTATTTTCTGTTCGGCGATTATCACCACCAGAAACTCTTTTTTTCTCTCCAAGTTTTGTTTTATACTCATCAAGTTTCGCAGCATCTTTCCAAACATCAAGAATGGATGATTCAAGTGTATCGTTTTTTGTTTCTAGGTATTTGTTACCCATTTTTCTTCTCCTGTAATTTTTTATTCATCCGTTCTAGTGTGGATTCTTCACCAATTTTAATTTTATCTTTTTTCTTCAAATTTTTCATCTGCTGTTTTATTTGTTTTGGTGTTCCTTTAAAAACAACAGGTTTTTTCTTCTTCTCATCAAGGCTTTCTTTCAATCCCATCAGCAAGTCCTTATGGGACTTTGCGATCTTTGCTTGAAACTTTTCTTTGTCCATAGGTTTTTTTAGACTGTTGTATTTTGCGATAACCGCAAGTGCAATTTTCTGTGGAACTTTTACTTTCTTTTTGTCTAAAAACTCCACCGAATATTGGCCACGCAATGAGACAGACTTTCTCAACTGCATCATAATATTTTTGCCTGCTGATTTAATATCATCATCTGTTGCAGATGTATCAATATCAGCGGGGTCTATGTCTCTAGCTTCTAGTCTTTTTGATCTTATTGATTCTAGTTTCTCACGGTGTTGACGATATTCTCTAGTTCTTCCGTCAAGATTTTCACCAAGTGCTTCGTTCTGCCTCTTGAGAACAGCAGCAACTTGTTTATCCTGAGATAATCCGCCCTTAATTTTTTCAATTGCCTTTACCGCACCCGAATAGTTACCACCCTTGTATCGTGGGTCTGAAGCAATGCCGATTGCCATTTTGATTTGTTTTGGAGAATATGCTTCATCCATCCCAACTTCCTCAAACATCGTTCCACCTTGTGCCTCAATTTCATCCTTGTATTCATCTGCCATTTGTTGAGCAACATATTGACGAGTCTGTTTATCAAATTTGCTTTTTACCATACCACTTCCATGTATACTCCTAACATATTTTTTTGCAGCTGCATCAACTAGATACATCCACAGTTTGGGAGCTTTCCTATGGTCATACTTACCACTTTTCATCTTCCTCTGTATATTTTTAACAATCGGGATTAACTGTGATTTATACAACTGAGCATCATTTTCAATATACATTTTCAATTCATCAGCAGCATTCTTATCAACTGCTTCATCAAGTTCATCTTTTTCTGTGACTGCTTTTTGTAAATCTTTTGCCTGACCAGCGTGAGCTTGACTTGCACCCTTCAGTTTCTTGATAATCTCTTTTACCTTCGGTTCGTCTTCTTTGTCAAGTTTCTCATCAAGGTCAACAGATTCTACATGCAATTTACCGTGACCAACTTTAACAAGAGCATTCCTGTCAACATTGCCCATATGTTGCACTTTCTTCAGTTTCTCAATTGCCTCTTTATCTACCTTACCATATTTCTTCTTCATGGCAATTTCAACATCGCTTACTGTAAATTCATCAAGTTCAACTTCTTCACTTGGACCATAACCCTTTGGAGTAACATCTTTGATATTCAACTTCTGTTGACCCTTTGCAATTCTAGCAGCGGCATCTTTTTTCAAGTTGCCATCTTTATCAAAGAACTTTGCAAGGTGAGGTGGAAGTTTAGTCTCTGCCTCATCAAGGTCAACTTCTTCTTTTATGGGAAAACCATCCTTATCTTTTACCATTCGCATAGTTTTAAGCAGCTTGGAAATATTAGCATTACTACCACTAACAGTTGCGAACCTTTGTGACCTAGCCGTGGGTTTACCACTTTTAGTTTTTTCATCACCTCTTACAACTTTCAAACCAAGTTTTTTAGTTAAAACTTTAAAATCTTTATTAAATTCAATACCAGTAGTGCCAAAGACACCATCGGTATGTTTAGTGCCGAGCGCAAACTCAATTGAGGCCTCATCAAGGTCAACTTCTTCTTTCATACCCTTCATAAGTTCCTTTTTAACCTTACTATCCATCTTATCATAGTAACCTTTATTTTGTTGAAGCCATTGACGTATAGCTGGCATACCACCATTAATCAATTGTTGCACTACTTGAGCAACCATTTTATATGCATATTCTCTATTTCCAGATGGAGCAAGTTTCTTAACATAATTAACAAGGTGTGGTTCATATTGAGTGGTTGGGTTTTTCGCCCAAGGAACAGCAAAGCCAAGGATAAAATCTGCATTAGAAAATTTGGAAGCTTCATCAAGTTCAACTTCTTCAATTACATTTTTAGGAAATGATTTTTCAATATACTTCACCACATCTTGAGTAGAACTACTATCCATCTTTGCAACAATCTTGAACTTACTGCCAGATTTAGATGCAATTGTTTGACCACCCATTCCAGTTTTCTCTAACTTCTTTCCATCAGTTGATAACATTTTACCATCCATAGACCTACCATCATAGAACGCATCTACAACCTTTTTATCTTTTGGATTTAATGCTTCATCAAGGTCAACATCTTCTGCTTTTCCTGGCGACCCTCCAACTTTTGCTCCCGGCGACATATAAACTTCACCACCTTTTTGTTTTTTCATTTTCATCATATCTGCCTTTGACCCTACAGCAACAAACTTTCCTTTAACTGCAAGGGCATAGTTTTTAGATTTCATTTCGTCAAGTTCCACCGACTCAACTCCAAACCTTTCCCTCAGTTTGTTAAGTTCAGCACCCTTCATATTATACTTGATAATAAGTTTTGTTACTGCACTCTGACTAACAAAAGGAATATCTGCTTTAAACAACTGTATGAGCACATCCTTGTCTTTAGCAAACTTATCCATCATTGCGCTAAGTTTATTAGCATTTGCCGTGCTAATCCTTTTATCACGCATTGGTTCATATGCTTTTTTAAGTTTATCAATCTGAGCAGAACTCATTGACTCGGCTTGGAGCATTTCTTCCCGTGCTTCACGCATTGTTCTTGTATAACTTGTCATTTTCTTAGCCCTTCATTAAGTCTGTAACTGTTTTACCTTTTTCCCAAAACTTACATGACCAATATCGTGCTTTCCATTTTGGGCCTGGATTAGTATCACACTGATGTCTTGCTCTAAAAGCTTTTAATCGGCCTGGACTATCTCGTTTGATTTCCATGTTAGGGTCACCAAACTCAACCTTTACCACATTACCCTTATCATTTCGCACATAAACCTTATATTTCTTTGTATCACCCTCTGTAGGATTATTTAGGTCTACAGGTCTTCCATCATACTCTGCTTTCTCTGTAAGTTCACCCCATTCATTTGTTTCACTAAGAGTTGCACCCTTGACCATTTTTTGGTCTAACTTAACAACTTCAGCACCAGTTGCGTATTTTTTAGATGGATGTTGCTTTAACATTCGTTTTGCAGTTTTAGCAAGTTCACCCTCAGTTCCAAGAAAAATCTCTGTCTTAGCTGGTTTTATTTTTCCGTAGTTGAGACTCATCTTATTTGTACTAGCAGGAATCTCTTTGTAATGAATCAAAAGGGCGTGAGTTGCACCACGCAAATCTCTAGTGCCTGTTGTATGAGTTTTACCTTTTTTATCCTTTACTGTGACTTGCACAGGGAAAGCTTCATCAAGGTCAACTTCTTCACTCTTTGCTCTTTTCATTTGAGCCGCTGTAGGTGCGCCCTTTTCACCCTTCTTTCGCATTTTTTCACCAGAGCCTTTTTTAATTCTCTCTCTTTTCTTGTGAATGTTTTTCCACAATGACTCATCTATGTCATTATCTAAACTTTCACCACGAACTTGTTTTGCGAGGTCTTGGTCTGCTCCACCCCATGTCCCTTTACTTTTAGTGATAAATGAGTTGACCCTTGCGAATGCCCACTGTTGAGGTGTAGTGCCTGGTCTATGTCCTGTTCTCCATGCAGCCATTCCACGGTCATATACTTTCTTTAATATACCATATGCCATACCAGATTTTTCTGACTTGTTGACCAATCCCTTAATTTTTTTCTCATCAAGTTGATATGATTCATCTACCTGACTATCAATGTAATCAGCCATATCATCTATTCTACTCACAGCAGTCGCAACTTTGTTTGTCCACCATGTTGGGAGACTATCTTGGTTATTGAGTTTATCCAACTCACCCTGCATTTTCCCTAATGCTTTATAGGCAATCGAAACTTTATTCTTCATTGATGCAACATCAGTGTGACCATCCTCTGTCAACATCTCATCCACTCTATTGAGTAGAGCTTCATTCCTTGAGAGAAATGCAGCAATTGCCATATCACGGCGTTTCTTTTTTGACTTACCCTTGAACTGTGGTGCGTCTGACTTGTAGAAATCTTTTACATAATCCCCAGCATCAGCATCTTTGTCAAGTTTTTCACTCTTGCCAAAAGCTCTTTCCTGCCAATTATGAGATTCTTTATCCTTATCTATAGGTCCACCTTTTGCCCAAGTATGACACGCTCTCGCAGAATGGCATTTAAAGTGATGCATCCAACAATAACCAAGTTCTCCATCATCATCAGAGGTTGCACCTGGCAGACACTCTTTCATTCTGGGGGAAACATCAAATGCTACACAATTTTCACATAATGATTTTTTAGCTGCCTCTTCAGTTGTTTTCCAGTGTTTTGCAATCTTTTCCCAATAATCTCCAGGCTCATCTACATTAAGAGGACCATAATTATATTTTTTTGTTGTTGCATCTCTGTTTTTGGTATTGATTGCTAAATCTTTTGTTGCTGGTGGACACTCCATCTTTTGTTCACCAAACATCTGTTTGAACTTCTTGGTATGTTTGGATGGTTTCGTTTTTAGTTTTTTATCGCCAGGAGCAGGTTGGTATGCTCTTGGGTCATCATCACTTATTTTTGATTTCTTGTCAAAATGTCTTGCACGAGCTTGTTTTGTAGATTTTGCCAATTCTTTACCACCAGCACCTTTTGCAAAATACTTTGCTGGTTCTGTGCCAGGGCTATCTTTTACATCTGGGTCTTGTTTTACTCTACGCAACTTTTCCATTTGAAGAACAAAACTTGTAAAACTATCATCACTTTCAACCTGATATTCTGCTTCCAACTCTTTTGGGAGAGTGCCATTATCAACAAGTTTATTGATGTATTGAACGGCGCTTCTACCATTGATATCATATTTGCTGGCAACTTGGCCAGCCCTATACGCCTTAGTTCCCATCTTGGTTTTATCTGTTTTCATTAAATTAACATAATCACTAAGCATTGCCTTATAGTTTTTAGGATGGCGCATTTGATCAATTTTTGCTAAAGTTTTTTTAACCCATGCCACTTCATCAAGTCTAATATCACTTAACCACGCTTTATGAACCTTACCATCCTCTGCCATAAATGAAATGTAGTTTGTTCCTTTACGAACAATTTCACCCGACATTCCATTTGCCTCTATAATATCACCCACATTCCAAATCTTACCTGTGAGATAGTTATCTCTCATTTCTTCATAAAAGTCCAGTTCGCCCATCATGCGCTCTTCACGAATACCCATATTCTTGCGAACATCTTTATATAACTTCTCAACATCTTTGAAACTAGATGGGACGCCCTGTTTGAAAGAATCTAAGTCACCCTCAACAGCAGCTGCTCTCATCTTGGATGCAGACATTCCCTCTACACCTTCGGCATCTGGATCACGCTCTCCAGCAGATTTCACTTCTATATTATCAAAACCATAATAACCATGCTTACCTTGCACCCCATTATACTCATTTAAGAGTCTATCAAACTCAGCGACACGATCAGAGCCAACAACCATAACGATTGCTCTATGACCTTTATCATGTAAGAATGTTGCAACCTCAAAGATATTTCTTGCTTTTGATACTGTGATGTTTGTTGCATACTTGCGAAACATCTTTTTCATGTATGCAACTTTTAGTGCGTGAGGTAAAGGATTCTTTTTGGGGTCATTTGAGTGTGATGGAAACACATACATTGGTGCGCCAGGATTTTTACCTTGTTCTTTGGCAACTGCATCTATGACTTTTTCGTGCCCGATTGTTGGCGGATTAAATCTACCAAAAGTAAAAACAGCTGTGTCACCTCTTGCTTCTATTAGTTCACTGAATTTTTTCATCACTAACTCTCATCTTTTTCTTTTGCTTTAAGGCTTGCAATTCTTTCAACTTCTTTAGCTTTCATCTTCCTTGCAGTTTTTTTTGCTACTTTATCAATTTTAGCGCCAAATCTTTGTAGAACAACTTGGTCTGCTTTTACTTTTTGTGGCATTGCCATGTCTTTGTAGCCTGGATAGAGTTTTTTTCTAAAAGCCATGACTGTTTTCTTCTTAGCGGCGCTGAGAAGTTTTACACTACTTCGCACTCGCATTAAAGTGCGTTTCTTTTTTGCTTGAAATGCTGATGATTTTGCAAGTTTTGACATACGTCGAGCAAGTTTTTTGCGTTGAACAACATTAACGACTTTTTCGTCTAGATTTGAGAAATCTCTAAAGTTTTTCATTTATTTGTCCCATGCCTTTATTGCAGTAAAGTTATTAAACGAGAACTCCATACGATCTACAAGTTTAACTGCTCCACCACTCACTTTATCAATAGCAACATAACCTTCGGGATTGGTCACTTTAAAACCATTGGGTGTACGAATAAATGTATCTGTCAATCCCTTTACACTATTTAGTTTTTTAACAATTTGCATTTTTGC